CAAAGCAAAAGAAGAAGAATTTAAAAAAAAAATGGGTGACAGATATGAAATAGCAAATACTATATTTGATTTAGAAGGGAAAACAGCAGCACAAAAAAGTAGGTGTTTTATTAATATATTTAAATTCCTTTTTGGTATAAGCAGTAGCGGTAGCGGTAGCGGTAGCGTAGATATAAATAAAGATGATGATATTTTTAAAGAAGATATAAATATGGATGTTAATAATCAACATAAAATGTTACTTTACCTCAAAAAAAAACTACCAGGTATAATTGTTAAAGCTGCGGGTGAACAAAAAAGAGAAGATGAAGCAAAAAAAAAATTAGAATTAATAACTACTCAATCAAGAAAATCAGGTACGGTATCATCGTCCAATCCAACAACAGTAATAACTACTCAACCAAGAAAATCAGGTAAGGTATCATCGTCCAACGCAACAACAATAATAAATACTCAACCAAAAAAAACAATTTCGGCATTACCGTCCAAAGAAATAGAGAAAGCAGAAGCAGAACTAGAAACCGCAAAAGGTAAGACTGAATTTAGAAAATGCTGTTGGTGGGAATTAACTGGTAATTTAAAAACACACCAATTTATAGATATATATTTAAAAAGAGCAACAAAAAAAGAAGATACAGGCGAACTATTTTTAACAAAATATGGTACAAAACTAGGACAAAGAATTAGTTATTTATTATTTGATAGAATTGCTGCTTTTATTTTATGTTTTGGATCTAAAAATACAGCAACGAATGATAGAGATTACTATGGGTGGTATTTTCCCAAAAAACCCGAAGGAAAATCTGTATGGGCTGATGGGGAATTAGTAACATTGGAACAAAAAATAGGTATAGATAAAGAAAAAGTTACTAGAAAAAGAGAAAAAGAATTGGAAGAAATTATGGTTTATAGTATTGAACCAGACTTATTAAGAGTTGATTCTAATGCTATTATTGAGCTTATAGGTAAAATAGAATACCTAATTAAAAATCCTAATTATAAATATGACAGAGCTGGAATATCAGAAGAAGACTTTATGAAAAGACTGACAGTATTAAACCGACAACAATCTTTAAAGAATTCGGTAAGAAACCTACATTTAGCACCTGAAAACCATAAAGCTAGAACATCTCTTCTCAAAAAATTCGAAGCAGCATCCGCGCCCACAGCCGAAGGAATTCAAAGAAAAAAACGCACAAAGAAAAAAAGGAAACCAAAAAGAAAAAAAACTAAAAATAAAAAAAAGAAACCAAAAAGAAAAACTAAACAATCAAACAATTAGTATTAGGTGCCATAATACTTTTTACATTTTTTTCCCAATTTACAGGGGAATTATAATATTCCCATATAAATACTCCTCCAAATCGTGTATCATATTTTTGATAAACCTTTTTTAATTCGTCCTCATAATTTTCCCCCGAAATCATACCCATAACTATCTTTTCACAAGGATAACCATTTTCTATAACTTGTGTATAAGCATTTTCCGAATAATCCATATAAAATTGCCCATTAAAATATTCTATCATTTCTCCTTCTGGTGATTTATATAAATCTTTATAAATAAAACCCCCCATTCCCGTAGTGTCCTCTTGAAGTGACATTTGAATAGGAGCCATTGTAATAATAAAATCTTTGCCGAAATCCTCTTTTAATTGTCTAATTAACATTTTAACATCTTCTATGTTAGTGTATTCCTCTACATCCAAATCCACACCCTGAATTATATTTTCATTTTCATTTTCATTTTCATTTTCATTTTTATTTTTATTTTTATTTTTATTTATAATTAAATCTCTTAAAAGTGGATAATAAGTATTAAAATTACTAAATAATGTTCCAAACGCACCACCTGCTCCCCCAACCATTAAAATAGTTTTAATATTATATTTTTTTGCGTTTAATAAATCCTTCCATACTTGGTCAAATCTTTTATCATATGGAGAATAATCATTAAGGTGAATATAATGCGAAGTATCAGTTGTTCCAAAATGTATAGAAGATAAATGAATATGTGTTACAGGTGTATCCTGATATAAAATATTTTTCAATCCATTAAAAGTTTGATAGTAATAAATTATTCTTGGTGTATTCATAATATAATAGTTTTATAAAAAATTGACAACTATTTTTATTATTTTAATAAAAATTGACAACTATTTTTATTATTTTAATAAAATAATAAAAATTGATATTTAAAATAATATAATTAATAATTAATAAAATGTCAAAAGAAAATTACGAAGATGACTATGATATAGTTCTTACCAAACAAAAACCAAATGGTAAAGGTAAAGGTAAGGGTGTAGAAAAAAGGAAAAAAGGCGGAAATAAAAAAGACAAACCTATATACAATTCTAAATATATAAGGACTAAGGTGAATAACCTTACTAAAACAGAAAAGTAAAACCTTACTAAAACAGAAAAGTAAAAACAAAAAATAAAATTTTTTTATTTTATAAATAAATATTATAAAAATGTCTATGAACCAAGTAAATTTCCTTCATATATTACTTTTAGGACCCACAATGATTTATGCTGGTTCCCTAAGTAAATCACAACTGAGCAATAAAGAAAATATTTCTATAGATTTATTATTTGGAGCGATAGCAGTTTATGCTTTATTTATACCATTTATTGTTAGACATAAATTTATTAAAGAAAAAATGAAAGATTGGTCCAGAAGAAATTGGATTAATTTTTTTCATTATGTAGTGTTTTTCTTCATATTCTTATATATAGGTTTAGTAGGTAGAAATATTAGTAAATTCTTCCAATACATTGCTGTCGCAATTGGTATATCACAGATTAGTATTCATTTATACCTACTATTTGATAAAAACCATAAACATTAATATTTTTTTTAAGCTTTTTTTATTGTAGGTGTTTTTTTAAAAATTATAAATTCTTCAAATGTAGGATATCTAATTTTAGGTGTTTCCTAGAAAAATACTTTTAACATTATCAATGATTAAATAATTTTCTCTTAAATTAATTATTTTCAATTTTATAATATTGATTCATATATTCATCCATATTCTTTTTCCCCATTGATAAATTACATCCCGCACATATTGGTCTTAAATTTTCCTTATTCGTTTTACCTCCATTTACTTCAGAAATATAATGTCCTGCGTGAAATTCACTCTTACTTATTTCACTTTCATTACAACATAAACAATTAAAGATACCTAATTCTTTCCCAATATATTCATCCCATACTTGATTTTTTAATTTTTTGGGTATTGTTTTCTTTCTATTTTGTTTGATTATTTTTTTTATAATATCTTCACCTGTTTCATTTTTAATAATAGTTTTAACCCAATCATAACTATATTCTTGATTATTAAAAAGGAACATACCTAGAAAGAATTTCCAAGTTTTACATTCTTCTATAGTTTTTTGTGGATTACTTAAATTTGAAATGTTAGGGAAATTAGTTTCATTCCAATTTAACATTTTCTCATTAACATTTTCAATTTGATTTATTAAAGTTTGTGCGTGAATTGTTTTCAATTTATTTTGTAAAAATTCAAGTGCTTCTTCAAATCTAATTCTGGAAATATTAGGTCTTCTTACTTTCGTTTTAGTGGAAAATAATTCTCCATATTTATCTATAAAATATTTCAATACTTCATTATGTATAGTATTTTGTTCTGGAATACCGAACTCAAATTCCGGCAATGGTGTATTTTTATTTAATAATTCATAATTCTCTTTTAATTCTTCTAAGTTATTTACTATAATTATTTCTATATGAATAGGTTCATTTTCATATTTTTTGTGGTATAATTCAAGGATTGCTTTATATCTGTGTTGACCGTCTAAAATATATAATTTTTTATCAAAGGAACAATAATGAATATTAATCACTCCTAAAAAATTAAATTTTTTATTTTTCTTAAAATATTCTTCTTGATATGATACTATGTCTTTGATTTTATCTTTATATTCTAGTCTTTGAACGGAAGGAATATGTAATTCCAATTTAGATATAAAAGAAATATCATAAGTTCCAATATATTTATTCGAAGTTATGGTATATAAATTTTTAATATAGTCATCTATAATAACCATTTTAATTAAATTTTTATATTTAGATTGTAAATCCTTTATAAATAAACCTTAAATATTATTTATAAATAAATCTTAAATATAAAAGACTTAGTTTAGTTTTTTATTTCTCTTTTTTTGAATAACCGATAAATAGAAGTGTAGATAGAAAAGTTCTCTTAAATAAATCTTAAATAAAAATTATTAAAAATTGATTTATAAAGGATTTACAATCTAAATGTAAAACTAATTAAATAAAAATGGGTAATTTATTTTCTACAACTAAATATACATTATCAGAAATATCTGATGTTAAAAATACCATAGGTACTTTAAATGAACCGGTATATACAGACGAAAATAGACCTTCCGATTTACTGGGTTTATTTGGGGAAAATTGTCCCTTAAATGTTCTGTTATCGCAGGTATATGTTCCAAGTGACGATAAGGAATTACTGAATAGATTTTTAACCGCAGTTCATAATCATTTAAAGGAAAATTATACTGGTGAAACTCCATATCCAAAGGAATGTGAAGGCTCTTCATTAATGGTTTCAAGTTTGAATGGTATTAATGATTTTTCAGAGGAGCATTTGGAAACATTAAACGATGTTTTATCAGAAGGTGTAGATAAAACGAAAATAAAGACAATTAAATCAGGACACTGTATTTATAAGTTTAAGGAAGACAGTATGAAAATGTATGATAGAATACAATCTGTTCCGGTGGAAAGTGCTTCCGTTGGAGTATATGACGGTGATTTAATGGTATTTTCTTCAACTAATCATCCGGAAGAAACGCATAAATTATGTTTTCGGTGGTGGATTTATGAATTAGAGAGCGGTGAAGTCTATGCCATTCCTACATTTATGGAAGGAGTTCAAGTTGATAAGGATAATCAAATTATCCAAACTAAAATGAACCAATTAACTTTATTAGAGGAAGCAGGGGGATTTTTAAATGAGAATAATGATAGAGCAATGAAGTCGAAATTAGACTCTTTTAAGAAATGGAAAACTGAAATTTTAGATAAAGGGGAAGTGAATGCGATAGTAGGTGGAAATCAAATTGGGGATATGGATTCTTTACATGATTTTTTTGAGAGATTAGAAATTATGGAATAAAGTTAAAGTATTGAATAAATACTTTTTTATTGAATAAATATATTAGTTTAAAAATGATTTAAAAATTATTTTTAATATATAAATTAGGACTATATGGCCGAGTGGTTAAGGCGATGGACTGCTAATCCATTGGGCTCTGCCCGCGCAGGTTCGAATCCTGTTATAGTCGCAATATTTTAGTTCCGTTGGTGTAGTTGGTTATCACGTTTGCTTTACACGCAAAAGGTCGCCGGTTCGAACCCGGTGCGGAACTAAAACAAATTTAAGTATTTTAAGGTTAAAACCTTCATATGCTAAACATTTTATTTTTATTATTGATATTCTTTTTAGTATAGGATACCGATAATAAATTTTTTTAGTATAGGATACCGATAATAATTTTTTTTAGTATGGGATAATAATAAATTTTTTTAGTATGGGATACCGATAATAAATTTTTTTAGTATGGGATACCAATAATAAATTTTTTTAGTATGGGATACCGATAATACAGTTAGTACCTATTGTATTGACGATAACGGAAATTTATTTGAAATAAACAAAAATGAAATGTTATTTGATTATAAAATTACTGAAACTGACATATCTAGTAAAGATTATCCAACTGGAAAATTACACTTTATAATAATTACTTTAAAAATTTTGTTCAAAATATATAGAGATTAATTAATTAATTAATTAATTAATTAATTATAGGAAAAAAAAATTCTTTGTTAATATTATCAAAGAATGAAAAAACAGAATTTATCGCGGAAGAAATTCTCAAAAAGAGTTTCTAAGAATTTGCGGAAATTATCCAAAAAAGTTGGGCGAAAAGTTGGAGGTAGAAGAATTAAACAAAAGAAGAGTCAAAAAAGAACAAAAGGGAGAAAGATGAAGAAAAGAACACGGAAAAATCGACAGAGAGGGGGTTCTGGAAGAGATAGAAGAGATAATTATAGAAATGATAGAAAATATATTGACGAAATAAACCTACGTATTACTGGAAGAATGAATGATTTTTTTAAAGAAATTGGTGTGGATATTAGATTTAAAGGTGGATTCGATAGTAGTCATACAGACGTAAAATATTATGTAAAAACGGAAGCGGCTTTAGACATTGTAGAAAAACATTTAACAGATTTTATGAGTAAATTAGAAAATGGAGAATACGATACAACCCAGAGAATTTTACTAATTGATGGAGCAAATATTTTAAGGGATTGGTGTAATAAAGGTTTGCCGGGCGAACCAAGGGACGATTGTACGGGTTTAAGCACGATAGAGAAGGCTGAGCTACTAGAAGATTATCAATTAAGCTATTATGATCAAATAATAGCTACTTATAAGAAGGATAATCAACAAAGAATGTTAACACGAGGTACTTATTACACTGGTAACAAATTAGAATTATCATTTGTAGAGGAAGGCGGCAACTGGGTATCGCATGGTGCGGATGATTTATGTATACTTGCTATCGCGGCAATGTTACAATATGATTTAGGGACCGTACCGGTAAACCGTACATTAGGACGTAAATTATCTAATCATGAGCAATCTGTTGGACATAATGCGGCGGGGAACCGTAGACCACAATATCAATTGGAACCAGGAATTTATTTAGCAACTGGGGATAAAATGAACCATGTACAAATTTATATCAAAGGTTCTTTAGTTAGGTGGAACCAAAACAGTGGAGGTACACACATGTCAGATAGATACGGAGCTGGAGGATACGGAGGAGGATATGCAGGACAAGAATATGCAGGACAAGGATATGCAGGACAAGGATATGCAGGACAAGGATATGCAGGACAAGGATACAGATCATCATATGAAGGACGATACTGAAGAATATATTGATGGATATGCCTCCCCCATTGAAAAAAATAACTTTGGTCCAATATGTTACAATTGTCAACACCCTAAACTTTAAAATTTATAAACTATTTCTTCAACCTTACTTACCTATATTTAAAAATTCCTTTTATGTATTATATTTTTTTCTTATTTTTCTCTTTATTAGCTACTATTTCTATTACTGATTTACAATAATACAGTATCATTGTATTCCATAATAAAGATAATACAGATACTATAGTAAAGCCTTCATCTAAATTTAATTCTTTATTAGTTAATTTTCTCTTATAATTATCTAATATTCCCAATATTGTATCTGAGTATGGTAATGTTTGTATAAGATTATCTATTTGTTTCCCCGTAAAAAGTTTAATTAATAATATACACTGTATAGGTGTTTTAATAAATGCCTTACCAATAACAGTCGCCGATACAAATTCTTTAAATGGAATTAGGTAATGTCCTGACGCAATACCACATAAATCGAAGGCAACATTAGGATAAGAAGAAAGAAATAGAATTGCCCAAAATCTATATTTTAAAAGTAAATCTACAGTTATTTTATTTAGGAAATTCATAATTCTATTATTCGTGAAATTCGTAAAATCAACACTTTTAGTTCTATTTAATCTATCAAACCTACTTATCCAATATGGCGGTATTTCACCAAAAGCCGTCCCTATTGCCCACGCCATCGATTCAATAAATATTTTACTGTAAATATGATATGTGGTTATGTTTGCTATTTCATTTGTGCTGTTGTTGTTGCTTTCGCTAACACTTATGTTTGCTATTTCATTTGTACTGACGTTTTCACTTATGCTTAAACAATTAAAAGCGTCATTGCCATATAAATTAAAATTAGTATTTCCACATTCTACAGATAATAACGCAACTTTAACAATTAGGGGGAATAAAATAAGGAATCCTGTATGGACACCGAAACCTAATCCAATTGAAGACATAACACCTAAACTAAACCAATAACCGAAATTTAAAATTAAATCTAAACAATTCGCAGTATAACTTAAAAATAGAAAGCAACATATATAAGTAAAGTAACTCGTATATTTTTTTATATTATCTTTAGTTAATTGCTTTGGATTTATACAATTAAATATATAAGAACTAAAATAATATAAGGTTTCTTTTGGTTGTTGAAATAATGATAATTCTAACATTAAGAAAATAGTGAGTTAAATTTTTAAATATAAAATTGATTTAAAATTATTCAAAAGTTAAAGTTATATGCCTGGAAAAAAAATCAAAATAAATAGAAAAAATATAATGAATGTAAACGACAGTACAAATGTAATAGCAAACGACAGTACAAATGTAATAGCAAACGACAGTACAAATGTAATAGCAAACGATAGTACAAATGTAATAGAAGAAAGCATAAGCGTAAGTGTTAGTAATGAAAGAAAAGCAATAAGTTTATTCTCTGGAATGGGAGGAGATACTTTAGGTTTAAGTAATGCCGGATTTGATGTAATTGCTTTTAGTGAAAATAACAAGAGTGCGATTGAAACCCATAAATTGAATTTTCCCAATAGTGTTTTAATAGGGGATATGAAAAAGGATAAATATAATATTAGAGATATAGAAGATTCTTCTTTTTCCAACTATAATGGTTCTATTGATTTAATATTTGCTGGTTTTCCTTGTCAAGGTTTTTCACACGCAGGAAAAAAAATGGCGTCTGACCCTAGAAATACTATGTTTAGGGAATTTGCCCGAGTAACTAAATTAATTAAACCCAAATATATTATTGGTGAAAATGTAGAAGGATTACTCAGTAGAAAAACCAGTTCAGGAGATACTTTTATTGATAAAATAAAAGAAGAATTTGAAAGTTTAGGTTATACGATATATTACCAAGTATTTAATACTATGCGTTTTAATGTTCCACAATTGAGAAAAAGATTAATTATTGTAGGAATTAGAAATGATTTAGAGCAAACATTTGAATTCCCCGAATATTTAAATGACGGAGAAAATGATAAACCCAATTTAAAAGATATTATTAAATTTAGTATGGAAGGAGCAATAAAGATTAATATAGAAGATTTTGATATGACAGAAATTCCAGAAGAATGT